TCCATAGCAAAAGAAGGCACAGTTGTACGAGAGAAGAACAAATGACTGACTGGTTTAGTGATTGCCCCTGTGGTCGTGTTTCTATGTGGACTACCATTGCTATCATCTGCTGCATATCTAGCAAACTCTACTACTGTATTATCTTCATACGAGAATTGTAGAGGGTCGTCTAACCAAACTTTACCAGCACCACCAGTTACAGTAATGGCAACGATTCTTCTTGCTTCTTCTTTCATAGCCTTGTCAATTATCTGTGTAGCGTTTACATTCGGCCATGCATCTGCATCAGCCCCACCACCAACACCAGTATCTCTGTAACTCTGTACATCCACTTTGTCAACACCATCTGTGTTGTCGCCACCGAGTAAGAAAACATAGTCACCTACACCTATATCTGTTCCACCAATTGCTGGATTAGTGCTACCACTACTATCAAATGCTATGTAAGAATCTCCTGAATAAACAGCAGAGGATAAAGAAAATGTATCATTAGTATGACCGTCTTGCCTAACTTCCGGTGCACTTACAACTTCGTGCCCTAGACAATAATAGAACCATCGACCATTGTGTATGTTACACTCAAATGAGCCACCAACGTTAGTAAATCTACCCGGCACTTGAACCGCTATATCTCTACCAAGTCCAACAACGTGGTATCTCTTGAGGTCTACTTTAGTCTCAGGAAGTGCGACAGTGCTTACCAGTCCAACGAATTGGTCAGTCAATACGCTCTCAGCAGATGCGTTTGCTGCATCAGCGTGTTGCATACCTACATCCATCGCAGGTGTCGTAAAAGGTAAGATAGTCATTACATCATTAGCCTTAGAATCTTTGTCTACTGAACTATGGTCTGTTTTCAAAGCGGGTGTAATAGTAATTTCGGTACATCCGTTGTTATCACCACTTGTAGCAACTTCTTGTTTAATTATAGTAAACATCCTACCCGATACCGCATAGTCGTCTTGCGTATCCCATTCAGGACTGCCACTTGCTATTGTAAATATTACTTTACTGCCGACTAACATACCATTAGGGTATTCAAGAATGCCTTCAAATACAGGAGTATCCGCTTGACCACCTCTAAAAGAAATTACACTAGTATCACTTACTGTATCTTTATCTCCACCACCAGCGATAAACTTGAAATCGGGGTCAAAGGTTAGTGTACCGTTAGTTACAGCACCACCAGTAGTAGCAACAGATAAAGTAAATGAAGTCGTTGCTCCGGCAGCATTAGAACTTACTATTGAGGCAACATAAGCGTCAGTTGGAATACCTGTACCAGTCACTCGTAATCCAGTTACTATTGCAGCATTAGCATCGTTTGTTATTGTTACAGCATTATTGTAATCACAAGTAGCATCTGTAAAAGATGTACCTGCTGCATAATCATGCTCTAATCTCACTCCTGTTTCGTGTCCGAAGGTTATCTCGGACAAATCACCCTTGTATACTGTCGACGGCATGGCTCTCTCTCACCTCATGGGATTAACTCTGCAAAGATAACAACTTCTATCTGAAAGGTCATTCTGAACAGTTTTTTACTTCTATCTGATAAATCGGTACGTGTTTTGTACACAAGCCTATCAAAGTTCACACCATCACCTTTTCTTTTAAGATGTATGCATCTTCTTAATTCATTTTCCATCTTTTTCAATTGGTCTCTACTTCTTGTAGTACGCATATCTACTGTAATGTTGATACGTGTAGTGACAAAATCGTACAGCATTTCAGGTAACTCTTCGTTATGTGCTGTTTCAAAAACCATGATATAATCCGTTCTATCAAGGTCAAGCCTCTTTCCACGTTCCGGTGAAACGTCTGCTATATCAATAATAACGGGTTTGAAGTTATTAGTATTAGTTCTATTCCAATTGTCCTTTAGAACATTGAGTACAACATCTATACCTTCATCGAACGTTGCTACCATTTTGCAAACTCCTTCTTACGCTTTTCACGCTCATGAGCATCGAAATCAGGCACTAATTTACCACCATCATTCTTGAGTTTATGTTCCATAAGACCGGGGGATTCTGTCATCATTCGTCTATTGACTGTATCTTTTAGAGCAGTTTGTTGTTCTACACTCATTTCTTCTGCTTCTCTTTCTCTTTCTGAACGCTCAACTGATTCTCTGTATTCAGATGGACCTTCTGTAATAGCCTTCTGCAAATCTGCTTGGTATTCTTTTTTACTTAATTCTAAAGATATAGTTTTCTTCCACTCATCGTAAACTATTTTTTCTGTATCACTCAAAGGTTACCACCTCTATGTAACGTGGGAATGTTCTATCTATATCTGCTCGATATAATTGTATTTTAGATGCTAGGTCAACGTTTTGTGTACCCTCAGGTATCAGTACACTTCGGTCATCACTCATTAGTAAATCAATAGCCACCATCTTAGTACAAATATCCTCTATCGCTTTGTCTACGTATCTTTCACCATAGATATATGATGTCTTAATAGCATTCCACTCAAAGAATGGATAAGAGTTATTGAAGTAAATAATACCCATTTCAGAGTCTATCCACCAATCACGCAATCTACCTTGGTCTCCACTAGAACTACCACCATGCAAATCGACTTGTAGTATATGTTGAGTTAGTTGTCCACCGATACTAGACAATGCAGAACCTACAACTATTTCACAGCCAGTGAAAGTTGTATCTGTTTTCCCTGTATATCTAAATACATCACCACTAGCATCTACCACTACACCAGCATCAGCAAATCTAGCAGTACTATCTACTGTAATTGTAGTACTATTCAAACTAGCAAAATTAGCATAACTAGCCTGTGTCTGAGAAATCTCTATATCAGAATTAGTAGTTACGATAGAACAAGATTCTCCAGCAGCGGTTTGTCTCATACTAGTTATTTTTAATCTACCAGTTCCGTAATCAGAATTAGCAGATGCGATAAACTCATTGTGTATAGCAACATTAGATGTACTCCCTTCTAATGTAAAGTTAGGAGAGAATGTAACATCAGTCTTCCCAACCCTATCTTCTTTATTGATTAAGTCTGCAAGATTTTGAGCAGATGTAGTCTTATCAAAATCAGCACGCCAATTTGTAGTACCAGTGCCGATTGTAAGTAACGCTGCACTACCATTACCGGGTGAGAGAACTATTGACCCACTCAAAGCACGAACATTATCAGGTAATTTAATTCTAGCCTCAGCAGAAGCGATTTCTCTATAATCATCCCCTTGCCATAGTTCAAGGCGTAGTATTTGTTGCACATTTCTAAATAATAAAGGGGCTGTACCGACATAATCTGTGTAATACCTACGACGATATGGTTTGTAAGTATCGAAGTTAATATATTCTGCTTGCACCAAATACGGTCTCCAAGCATTGTGAGTTTTGTTATCTATGTGGTCTTGCATACGAAGTATGATACTCTCAACTTTACTCTTAGTAATACCTCTTGTTCTACCATTAGAGAAAGATGCTTGATTCTGAACATATGTGTTATCAACAGTCTGATAATCAGCAGCAGTTATGTTACCGCTGAATGCTAATTTTACACCATTGATTGAAGTAGATATAGCAGTGATTGTACGCTCGAAACCTAATGGGTCTGCATCTGAATAAACTAATATCGTGTCTCCTACTGAGAATCCAATGTTTCTATATTCCGCGCCTGTAACATATATACCATCAACATCGCTATCGTAAGATGTAGTTATCGCTTCTTGTGGACCTATATCTAACAAATCAGCAACTTTCTGTGCTGTGGTATATACGACTGATGTTGGGTCAAGAGGTCTTGTTTCTCCTTCACCCGGACTAAACACTTGTGGCATTAAAGTCTCGCCTCCTCATTACGTGTACCGAGATTATAGTCCATAGGTTTGTCGCAAGCACCACAAGTAGCCCTCCACATGAAATGGAGTAATCCACAATGTACACAACGTGTACCTGCACCTATATCTAATACATCAGCGATTTCTGAGTTTCTTGCTCTCTGTTTCCTAGTGATACCCTTCAACGGAGCGTCTGTGTTTTGCACAGTACCTGCATCATAATGAATATCTGAGCGTACGTTTTGTTTCTGTGCTCTGCTTATGTCGTCGATATCAAGCGTTTGTAACTCGAATCCTGACATTCACTCACACCACCTTCTATCATGCTTTCTGATATATTACTAAGAATATATTACCCAATACTGTAATCGGCTCTACTGAAATTATCTTTGTACTAGCATAACCAGTTAATGCTTCAATGTCAGTAGTCATAGCAGTGCTTAACGCACCGTCATTACCTGCCCCTGCGAATGCTTTAGGGCTGTAAGGTCCAATCACTTGTATTGCTTTAACCATCTAGGTCACCGCCAAATCAGCGCTTTCCTAGTGCCCACCAAGAGCCAGTGTTTCCACTGACGCAATCGACTACTAAAGAACCGGGTGCGGCGTCTGCGACAAGAGCAAATGCTCCATCAACTCCACCACCTGTAATGTCACCGAAGGTGTCGCCCATTACTCCACAAGCAAGTATTTCTGAAAGACCCGTTACTATTGTGCCTGTTGCTACGCTTGCTGCGTTCCAATCTCCGGTAACCATCATTAGGTCGCCTAATACGTGCGTTCTATTATCTTCTGTACTGCTAAATGCCATTTTTTTTCACTTCCTTAAATTTCTTGTTCTGATGTTCCTATTACCGATGCTTCTTCCACTGCTTCTTGAATTATTTCATCAACAGTTTCTTCCACGAGTGGTTCAGGTTCTATCTCTTCCTCAGCAGCCGGGCTTAAAACCGTATCTACTATTGAGAGTAAAGAGGACTTTGTTTTGTATCCACCGGGTACTGTTACACCATATGTATTCAACCAAGTTTCAATCTGTGCTTTACGCCATCCTGAATCCGGTATTCCATCATTTAATGCATCTGAGTGTAGTGCTTCATCACCTTCGATGCGCATACCGTCACCCATCTTACGTCTAAACTGGTCTACCCAAGCCTGACTGACTTGCCTAGATTCACCACGTTGGAAATCCCTGACTTTTGAGTCAGGAGATTTCTTTTTGTAGTAAGGTCCAGTATATGTTACTGTTGGCAGTTAAACCACCTCAGTTGTATAGTACCATTACTGTTGTAACGTTTGCTGAACCACTTAGGTATCGCAAGGTTGCTGTTAGTCCTGTAAAGGATGCTCCAACTGCTACTGCTGCTGCACCACCATCGGTCGCCATAACGCTCAGGATTGCTGATGCTCCACCGGAGAGAATGATTGTTTCACCATTTGCTCCACCTGTTACGTTAATTAATGCCATCTTTGGTGCTGGGTCATATCCGTTTGCTCCGTCAGAGTTTGTTGCTACAAATCCTCCTAAGTTTCCGGGGTAAGCAACGTCTGCTGCTCCATCTAACCACTCAGTAGTGCTGTGAGAACCCGCTCTGAGTTCCCATGCACCTACTAATGTCGCTGTCGCTGTTCCGCCTAATGTTAATGTATCTGCCATATCTTTTTCCTCCGTTTAATTTCCCGCAAAAACCTTACTTAAGGTTACGAATGCTCCCTTGCGCACCGAAGAAAGTTGTCCATACTTCACCCATGGTTCGGTATAGTCCTTCTTGGCCTAGTCTGTTTATTGCGAATGGGTCACCAGTCTCGATACCGGACTCAAAGTATTGAGTTGGTATTGCTGTGCTAAAGTGTAGGTAATCAGTATCTAGGTAGTAGATTTTTGATAGGTTACCATCATCATCCATATCCTTTGTTGGTATGATTGGTATACCGTTATATGTTGCAACTATGAAACCTGCTTCCATACCGGGTACACCCTTTACACCGTTGTAAGTTGGTGTTACTCTCTTCTCTTCCATGAATCTCTGTTGTGATTGTAGAAGTTGTTGTAGTCTCATCAATGTATCATATCCAGTTAGCATAACTTTTGGATTTCCACCACGAACCCATAACTTTTGGAACAAGTCATCGATTTGGTCTAGAGATAGAACTCTATCTGCTCCAGCAACACCAAGGTTAGTTTCTGCATCTGACCATGAGTTAGCACTTCGGTCGATTGAGTAGATATCTAAATCTGCCGCAGCAGTAACCCAGTTTGCGTCTTGACCCATAGTAGCATCGCTTGCTGTGATTCTATCTAATGATTCAAAGTTGTTACCTGCTACATCGTCTGCATCTACTAGAAGCATTTTGTTGACCATTTCTGCGTGGTGCTTACCCATTTCTTCTTTGAGTACTGAACGAATATCTCCCATTCCATCATCCTTATCTGCAAGGAAGATTGCTGTTTCAGACATATCGAACGTGTGTGCGATTGTCTTTGGTTTTGCAGCAATGTGCTGGAAGGTAGGTTTTACAGTTTCAGGTAATGTTGCGTTCTCTGCAACTCCACCGTGTACAACACCGGAATTTGGCCTTCCAGTGATAACGCGCCATCCGCTTCTATCCCATGGTTTCTTTGGTAGTATTGAGAAGGCGTTAAATTCTTGATTTAATTGTGACCATACTTTGCGACCGTAGATTGCTTGGTATGTTCCGCCTGTTGTGGACAGCATAGGGCTGTCAGCCTTGAGTAATTCACTACCAGTGTATGAGTAACCCATTGCGTTACCTGCACCATAGTAGTATCTTTCCATATCTGTTATTGTTCGTACGTAATCTCTTGCCATATTTATTCACTCCTTATATTTCCTTTCATATTTCTAACTTATTCACTCCGGGGTGAAGGCTTTAGATGCTAGGTGATGTACTTCATCCCATGACATCTTTGCCATATCCTCCGTCGAAGGTACTACAATTGATGCAATATCTGCCGATTTAGCGATTATTTCTCCTGATGCTGCTGGAGTACTGATTGATTCAATGCGCTCTGAAAGTGCACTGATTGCTTTTGTGATATCGTCTAGTGGTCCACGAGCATCATATGCTGCTGCTTCTGCTTTTGCGATTTCGTTTGTACGCTCTGTTGCGAATCTAGATGCGAAATTGGATTCTAGAGAGCCACGGAACTCTTGTTCCATTGCTGCTGCTTTGTATACTTCATATGCAGACTCGATGTCTGAATCCTTAAGTGTTGCTGGATTAATAAAATCTGATTTCTTTACTGCACCAGTAGTTTTACCTAGAGCGCCAGTTGTTGGGTTTCCACCTTCTTGTACTCGACCTTTTACTTGACCTGTTAGTTGTAGAGCGTTAGCATCTAATTCCTCAGGTGTTGAGCCAAGATTTGCTTTCTCTAAGTCGTCGAAGTGAGTACGTGCCTCAGCAGTATTCACTCCAGCACTCTTTAGAGTGTCTTCCATCCAGTTAAGGTAATCAGAAGTAATTACATCAGAATACTCTGATTTTTCTACTTCCGCTACATCTTCTTTCTTTTTGTCATCTTTCTTATCTGAATCTTTATCGTCTTTCTCTTCTAGGAAAGCAGGTTTTTCACCTTTCTCCATATTGTCCAGTCGACCTTCTAAGCGACTCAATACGTCACTCATTTGTTTCATCATATCATCATCGTTTTCTGCTGTTGTCATATTGTTCACTTCCGTGTTTTTATCTTCTTTTAATATACTAAATGTTGCTTCGGGGTTAATGCCTTTTTCACAAATGGTTATCTCATGTAATTCCAGTTTACTTATTTCTTGGTAATCGCCACGTTTTGCGTCAGATTTTCTGACTCTTTTGAACGCTTGACCACCTATACTGAAACCTCTGAGAACGCCTTTTCTAATCTCTGCTGAGACCTCTTTTGCTTTCTCGATGTCGTCTCGTAATTTTACAACTACAAACATTCCGACATCATCGACTTCGCTTTTCCACAACCTCCCTTCGTTATCTGTATAATTCGGTACAACGTCTCCAATTTGTATATTACTGTGGGCTAATTGAACATTACGATATGACGGATTTTCCATGAATTTCCGAAATGCGTGTTTCAATGCCTCCTTTGTTATTACGTCGCCTTGCTTGTCTACAACTTCCACACTGGCATAACCAGCGACGATGAGGTCATTAGCACCCTTGAGGATACTGATTGGCTCATTGCCGTTTCTGAATAGTTGTTTACTACCGAGCACACTAATCCCTGTAACGTATATCCTTACTACTTAATTGCTGCGTGACTATTGTTCAAGGCTCTTTTCATCAAAAACGCTAGACTGCTCTTCATTTTCTATCTTTTTCTGTTTTCTACCCGGATAATCGTCGGGCTTCTCCATGTCCTCGGTAGGTCGCTTTTTCATATCCCAATCAGGTAATGATTGCTCTGCTGTCAATCTTGTCGGCCCTCTAGGGCTTTCTACACCACCACCAACGTCTATTCCTAAACCTCTACCTGCCATGTTGCTATGTCCTTTTTCTATTCTATCAAGTAATTTTTCCATAACTAATAATGCTTTGAACATTTCTTTTTGTTTTGGTTTTAATATAATATTCTTGTCTTTCTTTGGCTTGAGCAAACCACCGCTCTGATGCTCTATTCTTCTAGCACGTTCATCGGTCATACCGTCATTTGCATTGTTCTCATCCCAATCAGCCCTGTCTAGTTCCTCTTTCAGTAAGTCATCTAAGTGAGAAGACCAGTAAGGTTCTAGACTTTTTGCTAATCTTATAGAATAATCAGAATCAGTTAAACTACCAATCGCTGATACTGGATTAATAGCCTTCCCTTCTACTATCTCATACTTGACTAAATCCTCAGGTAAGTGAATAATGAAATATCCGTTATCTATTTCTGATGCAAATGAAACATGATAGTCAATTTCACTCTTAGCCAAAATAATCCATTTAGGATGTTTTTCTTCACCTTTCATATAAGTGGACTTTGCATCTCGCAGCATAATCTTATCAGATTCTTTACCTAAATCTTTAACTGCGTTTTCTAATCCTACTTCATCGGTGATTCTAACATCAGATGGGCTAGGTATGAATACTGGATGATAACTCTCGAATTGCCCTCTTAATATTTTTATTCGCTCTCTTGTAGTTAAATCAGTAACATCGTCTTGGTCATAATGAAGAATGTCATTTACATAGAACTCATCATCTTTCATTATACCGTCAATGACATAATTTTTTTTACATATTAATTTAAGACTGTCTTTTATATCATCATCTATGGGTATTTCTTTGCCTTTTTCATCGAAAGAGGTTATTCTGTTATTTTTCTTAATAACTTTACATCTTGTCCCTTCGACTAATGTTGAAACTACCCATTCCCCGGTGAAGCCTCTTAATTGATTCAAATCATCTAAATCAAATATACGATGTAGCGGGTCGATTAACGGTACTTCTTTGGGTAAATCGGCCTTACCAATATTATCCATATCATCAGCATTTGATATACCTGTTATTGGATTTGTTTGATATGGGGCAGATTGGGTTTGTAATATTCTAGGGTTTGTAACATCAACATTACCTATGACATTATCATACATACCTTCACCAAATATATGATGCCACGCTGCTTGAGGCATACTTGGATATGCAGATGCTTGCGGTTGACTACCCACAACAGGTGAGCCACTTCTTTCAAATTCAAATCCAACAGTTGGCTCTGCTGCATGTCCATGTTCTCTAGGCCAATTAGCATGAATTAACACTCCATCTTGAGACTTCAATGTCCCTGTGGGAGTATTAGCAAATTCTACTGTTGGTTTTTGTTCTAATTCAAAAGGTGTAAATTGATTGTTTTTTCCTTTGTCAGTAGATTGCTCATCATACGTTATTATCTGACTTGCTATATCTTTGTATGTAGCATGTTGATTATTGATATTTTTTATTGGTTTACCTTTTTTATTCATTTCTCTTGAATGTAATGGGTCTTTTGATTCATAATGAGATAAACCATAATGTTCTAATTCGTTTCTATCTAATACTGAACGTTTACTACTAGGTCTAACTCTTCTTCTTAATTGACTTAAAGTTTGATATGAATCCATTGATTGAGATGCTGTATTAGGTCTATTCATGTTTTCATACAAATTTCTATTTTCTCTTTTCTTAGGCATTGTGCTTCTATAATCTTCTAATCTATTATCCATATGTGCATGTAAATCAGTAACACCATCTCTACTCAAAGCATCCATGTGTTCACTCCCTTGAGGCATAATCTCTTGCCCCCAAGTTGCAATCTGTCCCAACGACGCTGCTCTAACTGGACCATTTAAGGAAGACAAATAATTGCTAACATAATCTTGATGTGCTTCATCGTTAGGCAATCCTAGAACTTCTAGTGCTTTATCGACTTTCATAGTTGGAGTTAACTCATTCGTTGTTCTGCCGCTTTGATGCATCATATCGAATATACTTGCTACGTTTTTATGAAATGAGCCACCTTCCATTTCTTCAATGGATTTTCTATCACCTTCACCTATGTGATAACCCATAGTTGTAATGTTATGATTAGAGTCGTGTATAAGACCTCTACCCGCATCTTCCCATAATCTTTGAGAATTATGCATGAACTTAATCGGGTCACTTGGGTCAAAAGCACTTGGGTCGTGTTCTAATGCCATTGGGAGTAAAACAGTTTTAGCGTATTCTGCTTGTGCTTGTTTATCTGCTAATCTTTTATTATAGAAATCTAGGGAATGTTGTTCCCCTTTACCACCCGGCTTCAAACTACCCATCTCATTAGGATATAACACATCATTCAATTCTCTAACTCTGTCCTCTGCTCTTTTAATTTGAAGATTTTTGAAATCTTGTGGATTCATATTAGTTCCTTTTTCATCCATATGCTGTTGAAGTTCTTCACCTTGTAAGTTTCTAACACGGTCTAATTCCTCTTCTAAGAAAAGTAAATCTTCATTCTCTAACCCAAGACCTTCACTTTCTTTACGACCCGAATCACCCATACGTCTTAGATAATCAGTATGAGATATACCCTGAGAACTTCTTTTATTAGGGTCATTGAATATTTCTTCATAGGAAGTAACCCCCCAACCGGGGTGTGCATCCCAAGGTGGATATTTACCATTATCAGCAAGAAGGCGATGATGCATTGAACTTGTGTCAGACAAAGAAGTATCACCTCTTTCTGCTGAACCTACACGTGTAAATGGATTATCTGAATGAAGAGTTTGCATAGACCCGTCTCTAGAAATATTACGTTTTATATCAAATTTATCTGCATCAATATCAAAGTTAGTTTCTATTTTAGGGCCACGTGTCATAATATTAGGAAAACTCGTAGATTCAGTATCAGATGAATTATTATGATTATTTCTAAGTGTTCTACCTCTTGCATTAGGGCGAGATTTATCAGCATGAGACATTATTTCTAACGCACTACTACTACTAACAACACCAGTATCTCTTTGGGAATTTTGTAAATTACCATACATACCTGTATTTCCACTATTAGGTATAATTGAATACTGAGATATTGCTTTACCATCATCATCTCTTTGTAAAGAGCCTAAGGGGGATGTAACACCACCATCAGTAGAAAGATGATTATGAAGAATATCAAGATAAGAAGTATGTGTTTTACCAATCCCCGGACTATGACTAAAAGCATCTTCTTCCATATGTGCCCATCCTTTCAAACTACCATCTTCATCTTCAAAATAATGAGATTCTTCTTCGGCTGTTAATTTCGGGTCATTAGGGTCAGGGCCATTATTTCCTATTCTAGCGACAGATAATCCTCTTCTGATACGTTTCTCATTTGATGCTAGTCCTACTTGATGTTCAATTTTTTGGTTAACTTGTTGCATGATTTCTTTATCTAACAAGGCTGTCTTCCAAGCACCAAATATAGGATGTTTATCAAGTTCATTCAAATTTTCATCATAACCAACTAAAGAATGTAAACCCTCTTTTGTTAATTTAACATCGCTAGTACTATGAATCCTTTCTTGAATCACATCTTTTAGATTTTTACCTTTACGTCTTTCTCTCTTAATAGCAGCAATGTCCTTATCAGAAAAAGAAAATAAATTATTAATATCCTCTATGTTAGCATCACCTTCAAACATGTTAACGATGTTTTTTAGTAATCTGTCATGTGCGGTATCGTTAACTTCTTTTTGTTCTAATATAGGTTCATCATCATCGTCATATAAATATTGACCATTTTCCCCTTTAGCGTGAATCTCATTACCATCTTTATCAAGTTTATTAGTCATATAAGGTTCTAATTGAACAGAATTTAATGCATTTTTTACAGAACCTTCCATACCACTAGTTTTGTTATCATTTTTGTCTTCTAAGTACTGATGTGTGTTAGGACCAAATTGATGGGGCATTCTTGTCCATTGATGCAACTCAGCATTTGTTCTTCTTTCTTTATTTAATTTCAATCTACCTAATGGCATTAAATGTCCATCAGATAGTTTCACGGTTTGATGGTCAGGATTATCTGTTCCATGTTGATGTATATGTTCTAAAATTTTAGTTCTATCCTGAGGTGGAACGAACTCTAAACCGTAAGCCCATGTTTCCCAACCCATTTTCTTGTTGTGTTTAACTGAATTTTGAGAATTTAAATCCCTTTTAGCAGTCCTCAAATCTTTAAATTGTGGGTTTTGTAAAAGATGGTCTTGATACTCTTGCTCTTCTATTTTTCTAGTTAACTTACCTCTAGTGTTACCGCCTAGTATCAAATCACCCATACGTTGGTTAAAGTGTTCTTTTTCTAAATTAACACCATTTTTTTCTAGTTCTTCAAGGCTCTCGTCTCCTTGTTCTTTCTTCCATCTATCAAAATCTGCTAATCTAGTAGTATGAATGTGTTTGTAATGACTTTGACCATGATTAGATTTAGAGCCAAGAAAAGCCTGTTTTCTAGGTAATTCTTCTTGATAATCTTCTTGATTATAAATAGGTTCATTCTCATTATTATACAATAAGTTTCCATCACTATCTTTAGCATGAATGGGGTTTCCCTCATTATTGAGTTTATTCCTAGTAGCATTTCTTGTACCACCCTTTACACCTCTATAAAGTGGATTACCTTCTTTCATATGATGTGCTTCATGTGCATCTTCTTTTCCCATCAATTGTTCTGCAAAAGAGGGACTATCATCATCTGAAAAATACATTTCATTAAGTTTTCTTTCCCATTCAGGTTTACCAGTAATAGCATTATTTCTTCTAAGAGGATGGTTATTTTTAGAAAAAGGCCAATATCCATATTGACTATTAGTCTGAGGCCATTCGCCATGCCTTTGAGACATAATATGGTCATTTCTTACTTGTCCTGACCACGGATGATTAGCAGATTCTTGTTGAATTAATCTACCCATGTTGAGGTTTTTATCTTTTTTTGGTAATGCTTTATTCAACATACCAGCGGTATAAGAAAAAGCAATTTCATCAGCCTTAGTAACGTCAAAACTTATGTTATGATTTTCTAAGTTAAGGCAAGATTGTATATAGAATCCAACTTCATCATCTGCGTATACATTATTATATATGGCTTTAATTAAGTCATTACGATGACGTTTGTAGACATCTATTGCATCTTCTTTCACAGATTCATCCCTCATCAACACGGCCTTCACTAGCCCTGTCATGAGTATTCATCTTTGGAGAAAGTGAATCTAGGCTAACGGATTCGTTCGTAGCGCCCTTGTTCGTTACATCAGTTGAATCAAGAAGATGTTGATTAGTAGTATAATGTGCATTACGTGTTTGACCACCAGTCTCTGAATGGAACTCTACTCCTCCCGGTTCAGTTGAAAAAGTAGTAACATATTTTGCTTTTGCTAAAGAATTTGTACCGTATGTATCGGGCATTGGTGCTCCGCCCGGAGGACTTTTACACCAACAATCGTCTGCACATGAGCCATCATTACCGAGTTTATGGGTTCTTTCTTTCTTCATATCAGGACAACATACTGCTTGAGATTTTCCACTACCACATGAGCACATCTTTGCTTTTTCAAGAGTTTCTAATTTCTCTTCTAATTCAATTGCCTTGTTTAACATTTCATATACCTCAGGTGAGGCATCTTCAAATCGTGGTTTCATTAATACATCTCCTTAACTGTTTTGTGTTGGTCTGCCATAGCATGTATTTCATCCCAATCCATTTCGTGAATCTGCTCGTTAGAATATTTGTCAGGGTTTCCTTCATCTTGTTTCATTAAATTTCCTGAATTGACATCCATATCGCTTCTAAACACGTCTGTCATAACATCATTTGATAATGGTGTAGTGTAAGGTACAAAACCTGCTTTGCGTAAAATTGATTGAGGGTTATCAAACGCTTTTCTTAACATTGCGTTTTCTTCACGAACAACCTGAATATCTCTATCCATATTTTCCATCTTAGAAATTAAAGCGTTCATAAGACGTTCTGTAACGTTATCTTCAACACTCTTTTTAGATTCGCTAGTAGCCATCTAAATCACCTTAATTAGACCAACGACCGAATGTTCCCGATGTTCTCTTCATTTGTGTATTGTTTCTAGATGCAATAATTGTACCTTTTAATTGCCTGTCTCTCATAGATGGGTCGAATTTTGAACCTGTCTCATTGAACTTTAATATTGCGCCATTGTTAGCCCAGCCATTATTAGGTGTAACTACATCTACTGCATCTTCTTTCTTGATAGCATAAACTAAGTCTTCTTCCAGTGTGCTAGCATATTTCATTATTTCATTTAAATGACTTTTTGCATCACTTGCATTACCTGCTTCGATAGCCTTAGCAAAAGCCTCGTTGTGTGCGTTAAGTTTCCTAGCCATTGGGTGCATTTTTAGTAAGTCCATGGTAATCGCCGGTTAACCGCTAGACGCTTCTCTATTTTAATTATGCCCCCTTTATTTGCCTAGAGTTCATTAAAGCACGACTATTATCTTGTGCTAACGAATTTTTTGGCCCACGTTGTTGTACACTAGTTACAGGTGAACCTATACCGGGACTTCCTCTGTTTTGAGGAGAGGCTGGTCCTCTTGGGGTACGAATACCTTGACCTTCTCCTCCGGGTTGAGATGGTGGCATCATTCCGGGTGGTTGTGCACCCATTTGTTGACCCATCTGTCCACCAGTTCCGGGTGGCATTCCTTGAGGAGGTTGCATACCCGGAGGCATAGGTGGAGCACCATCTTGTGCTTGATTTAACTTACGATATGTAAATCTAATATCCCTTTCACCTTCTTCCATTAGTTCAGGTTTATATCCAAGCATTTGCATTCTTTGTGCTAGATTGACTTCCATTTCATCTCTTCGCAAACGTGTAATTTCATCTTCCTCTTCGTTTGGATAAAGAGTTAACTTCCAATCTGTAACTTCCATTTGCTCTAACAATCTTGGAAACAGAACCTGAGTGTATACTTTTTGTCCAAATTCAACAGCGCGGTTTGTTACAAGAATCTGCATACCTTCATTATTAAGACCGCCACTCTTACCGCTGTCAATCATAAATATACTACTAACACCATAAAAGGCTGCTATTCTATTTCTTAATTCATCTCTAACTGCGATATATTGCATCTCTTCTAGAGTATCCATGAACTTAACCCAGTTTACACCACCTCTACCAGTAGCAGATTCAATACCCACTTTAGGTATGTAATGTGGGTCTCTTTCCATTTTTTCATCAACCGATTTCCAAAATGATTTCATAGATTCTAAGTTATCAGTAGTTACAGAAATAATTCCTTTTGGTGACCTTCTTTTCTGATACGCTGTATACATGTAATTATCCATGGCTGTAAGAGTCATTGCTTGTCTCCACATTGTGTTAACGGGACTCCTACCATACAATTTAGATGGATTATATTTACTAAGATGGATAACTTCACCTTTAAGATAATATTGAGTTTTACCACTTCCGGCCATATTAGCATAATGTGCTTCTTGCATATTATTACCACAAACTTCGCATTTGTCATCTTGACCCGGATAAGCGATTTGGTCTCTGTGTAACGGACATACTTTATATCGGCCACCACGTACACCACGTTTATCAGAAATAATCCTCATAAAGATAGGGTCACCTCTAATTACTTCTTTCAACCTAAGGAACTTTATGTCTGATGTTTCAGGCTCTACATAATATTCTTTTATACAGATTAAAAATGCATCATCTACAACTTCTAAATCTCTCTCTATTTCTTGTAAAACATGCATGAAGTCTTGTTCCATAGAGTTTTGTTGCTCTAACAACCATTTTGGATACATTAATTGTTCTACATCAGGAGTTCTAGTTTCACCACCACACAGAGTACATTGTTCTACTTCGTGTTTAAATTGCTCACTGCATTGAATACATTGGTGTTGAAACTTTTTCTCCCAGTAATACCCTCTTCTAAATATCTCTTGACTTAATTTAGATATAACAGTCCTAAGAATTAAGTTTTCATGAGACACAGCAAATAATGCTGGAATAGTAATTCCTTGTGCTAAAACTGGTTCTTGTATACCCGTAGTATACAGAGGCATTTGTGGTTCAGGTGTAGTTCGTGTCCTGAATGGACTTGCTATACCTGATAAAAAACGCCCGATTCTACCTTGTTCTTCTGCCATATTATATCGCCTCTGCCCACTTAGTTACGTCGTCGGCCTGTACGCCCCATTCTGAAAGGAGTGCAGTAGACTTTTTGGTGTCATCGCTCCAATTGTAATATCTAACAACTTTCTTTAGTTCTTCTTTTTTCATAGAATCTTTTTCCTCTATAAAGGCTAATACCGCTCTTGCTTGTGTTTTCTTCATTTCTAAAAATGGCAATAACCCTTTCAAAAGTTTACCTATATCGGCTTTAGAATAAAATTGAAGTCTATGTTGACTTCTTTGATTATCATTATACACTTTTTGGTCTAATTGTAAAATACCACAATCTAATGTTTTTTGTAGTTGTTCACAATGTATCTTCCCTCGTGTTCCAGTAGCGATGAAACCAGCACGTGGTTCACCTCTTTTTGTAATTGTAATATATCCATCTGCATCTAAGAAACCTGCCGCATATGCCCATGGGTCTTTGATAATTAATCCAGTTCTATCCATTTTAACAAAAGTTCCTCTTTTACCACCTGCTATGATATCAACTTCTTCTCCATACATAGAAAGTAATTTTGCTAATTTATTACTAGTCATACTTTTATGTAAAACTTTTCTTTCTTTTAGATTTTCAAATAGAGTGCGACCTGACATAGCACCTTTAGATTTCAATATTTCTTCACTTTTAATCAACGCTTGTTGCTCTTTATCTGTTAATTTCTCTATTTGATTAAGAGTCATTTTCCATATTTTACGAGCATCTCTTTTACTATCCATAGCAGAAACCCATGCTTTTCTTTCTTCATCTCCCCAAACATCTTCATACTTATCTAATGATTTCAAAGCAGTATCTGCTTGTTCCCATTGCATACAAGCCCTTGTCAAACCGATTTTTCTAGAGTCTCCAAATCTTCTCAAAGACTTCATAGTTTTATCTGACATACCGAGTTCTCTAATAGTTTCAGAATGTTTTTCTGACCAAGGATGCATTTTCAATGTAGCACTCATTTCCATACTTTTCATCATTCTTATATCTTGTATAGCACTATCGATAAAATCTTTTTCTTCTTTATTATGTCTTCTCGCTTTTCTTAATCGATAGACTAAATCTGATGCAGTACAACCTATGTTGGTTTCAAACCATCCATCACCATTTTGTGGAAACATACTTCTTTTATCTCCATAGTGATGTATTTTCATTCTTTTCATCTATTCTTGTATCATTCATTTTTAATCCCTCAAGGTATTAGTATCGAGTCGTTGCCGCTCTCGCCTCTAAACCAATCATCAAAGCCCGGCATGTAATCATCTAAGAGCATAACGCTTCCTTTGAACTCCTTTGATGCCCAATTTGCAAGTGCAAGACTCATCGCCAAATCGTCATGTACACCGACAGATTCTAGTTTTCCACTTTTCTGCATACCAAACCTATTCAATTCTTGTTCTATTTTATGTGTATAAGTTCTACTTCTTTCATCACCGTATGGAAGTTTAATATGTCCTTGTTCAAAAGCCAATAATAACGACATGAATAAAGATTCTTTTCGAGCACGTGTGGTCATAAAGACTCTAATAGGCATATCAGCCCTCATCTCTCTCATCTCTTGTTCAAGCATTCTTTGGAAATTGTTACCCTCAAGTTCTATTAACTCAGGACTAAATTTACTATTTAGCAATACCATCATTCTTTTTTGTGCCATTGAAGACATGCCCCTTTCATGAACTACGTGTACGATTTCTTTAGCATCACTATCGGGTTTGATTCTCATAACAGTCATAGCGGTAAAATCAGCATTTTTATCCGAGGCTATCGCAGGGTCATGACCAATGAAATGTTGACCAAACACTCCATTCGCTTCTCCCTCTTCATTGTAGAATGTTTCTGCATTATCAATAAGCACAAGTTTAGGGTCTCTACATTTTGCTAACAAAGGACCGGGGAACATACTTGCTACATCATGAATAGGTTCACAGAGATACTCACGTGTAAATTGTATTGCGGGCATAGCCAATCTTCTTTTGTTTAAAGATTCAATATCCCATCTCTCAGGCCATAAAGCAATTCCTTCCGCATTTATGGCTGGATATGTCTCTACCCTAAAAGTTTCTTTTTGTTCTAATTCAGCATATAAATCGTTGTAACTGAACGGAGTACCTACCATCATAAGTTTACTAGTGTGGTGAAGTACAGGTAATAAAACACCATAAAACCAATCTGCTGTTTTAGCAAGTTCACTAGCAGTAGTACCCCACAAAATATCGTCACACACAACAACGTCAGGATGGAACCCACGTGTTGCACCACCAACTGACTTTGCCATCATTCGACTGCCGTTAGAAAACTCGAAATATGATTTAGCCCATGGTTTACCTTGTGGTTTTAAATGCATTAACACTGGATTACTTTCTATATTATTACGAATGAATCTCATGTGTTCAAGTGTTTGTTCAAGAGAATGGGAAAATATCATTACGTGAGTTTTAGGTTTAAATGCAGCAATCCACAATGCGTATGTCATAAAAAATACAGACTTACCATGGTCACGAGATGCTTTAACACAATAATACTGTGATTCTTCTAATCCTTCTTTCCATGATTCATGATGATGATTATAAAGAAATCCTAGAACTTCAACAAAAAAATACTTGAAAGATTTTTTGCTCATTTCAATATCCATATTAAGGATAAACGCTTCCATCTCTTCTTTATTTTGAGACATATTATGCACCTGCTACTTTAGCAGCCGATGCCCCATCTTCGGATTCGTTTTGCATATCTTTTACTTTATTAGCGTCTAAAACGGCAACTTGCTTCGATGGGTCTTGCTGGCCATATTGACCGAGAGTCGTTTGTGTTGGAGTAACAGAACCATCATTGGATGGTGCGAAGTTAGGGTTGGTAAGAGTTGCAGCATCCATACCATCAGTTCCGGGTGGTGGTGCACCAGTAGGCTGTCCGGGTGGTGGTGCTGGTGGTGCTGGTGGTGCAGGGATTTTATTCATCATTTGTTGATGTCTCTGTGTTTTAGCATAATTATTGCTAAATATGTTAGGACTTCCTCTCCCACCTGCATTACCTAGAACACCTACTTGACCTGCATTACTTTGATTAGCCCTACTTTCTCTTTCGGCTACCGCTTCCGGTGAATTGATTTGACTATTACGATATTGATTATGACCTTGCGCTTCATCATAAGTATCATACATTGCATTATCACTTTGTGCACCACCATAATTTTCCTGTGAGGCTGCCATGTCTCTATCTACTGCTTTTTCTCCAGCCCTAACACCAATTTGCGCACCCGCTCTCGTAGCATATGGTTGAGCCAATTGTTGTCCAGTCCAACCTCCCATTGCGGCAGCACCTAATGCACCCGGTTGCCCACTCGAACTAGCATTGTAAAATGAATTAATACCACCAGCAAGAGCACCAGCAATCCCACCGAGTTTACCAAACTTTGAAGCCATCCCTGAGGTTTTATCTCCTATACCAACTAATTGAGAAGGTGTATATTTAGGTGAAGGAGATTGTCTTACTGGTATATTTTGTTTACCATATCTTTCTTCCATTACACTTCTAGCAGCATCCTTTGGTGCGATATTACCCGGCATACCCATCATTAGACCACCTGCATTACCACCGCCACCTTGAACCATCATCTGAGGAGTCTCTGCTGCTTTTGCTAAAACGTATACTTTACCCATTTAGATACCCCCGAATGAAACCTTGACGACCTTAACTACCTTATCAGAGTATCCGTATGCTTTAGTGATTCTCTGCCAATCACCTTTACTGTGTAGGATAGTACGCACATCTGCTGTCGTAATATCCATTTTCATAGCCATTACACGTATATCATCTAAAGATTCGTTACTCATTTTCTTAATAGGAATGTGTTGAATTATATCATTATCTTTCCTAGCATCTTCTATCTGTAATATTTCAATTGCTTTGACTAACCTGTCTTTAGCACCTTCGGGATTGTCGCTACTCTTAGCGTATTGTGATATGAATCTCTGATACGGGTCACCAAGATTTTGTTGGTATTGTTGTATTCTTTCAGGAGTTAATGCTGCCCTTTGTGGTGCTGCACCTGTTTCTTGCATTAATCGTTGAACTTGTTCTTGTGGTGCAGATGCAAATTGTAACCTTTGTCTCTGCTGTGGTGTTAGATTCAAAGATTGATGTGGTGATATTCTTTGCCCTCTTTCATATGTCAACTGTTGTGGATATGTTGACGCGGGTGGAGGTGGTGGACTTGTAGCGGCATGTTGTGCTACTATCGCTGGGGGTGCGCCAGCAGGTGGTGGTGTGTACCGAGGTGATGGGCCGCCTGATACTGCTACTCCTTGTGGTGGAGTTGGAGGTGGAGGTGGAGGTGGAGGTGGAGGTGGAGGTGGAGGTGGAGGTGGACCACCTTGAGTTGCAGCCGTTGGTGGTCCGGGTTGTGTAGCAGTTGTAGGTATCACAGGTTTGACATATCTATTTTGCATGTATGCTGGTGCATCCATTACAGAATTATCATCTCCAAACATTCCACCACCAACAAGAGATGATTGCATTAACGGGGCTAATTTTTCAATCTCTTCTTGTGGAGGCAACATTCTTTTTGCTTGATGTCCTCTTGAAAGAGATTGATGGTGTGCTATCTCTTCAATTATTTGTCTCATCATCGGTGCATTAGCCATAGACGCATCATCAGTTCTCAGTCCAATACCTGCTGCTTCTATTTCTTCACGTGACAAAGCATCATTTCTGAAATTAGAATGTCCATCACCTGAATTACCTGCTGCTAATGCTTTAGCCCATCTTTTTGTCGAACTTGAGTGTATACCTAATGAACGACTACCCTTTTCTCCTGACCTATAAGAATCTCCTCCGGGTACTTTTGTACTATGTGAAACCCATTTATCGAGTCCCGTATCAGCATCTCCGTACCTATCAGAATAATGATTATCTATTTTTTTAAGAACACCTTGGGTTTTACCAAACAGTGTTTGAAACGCTGGGTATTGAGCAAGTTGCTCTACTAACATCGCTCTCCCTTGAGGGCTTGACATTAACTGAGAGACTTGTTGTGTTTTCCCATTTGAATCTGTAATTGAAGATTTGAAAAACTTAGGAGGAACAGAACCTGCTATTAAGGTTCCAAAGGCTTTACTATCCATCCCAAGTGCTTGTTCTATGTGAAAATTAGCAGAGCGATTTATTTCAACTCTACTTCTCTTACTATGTTGTTGAGGTAAAAAATATGTATCAGGTAAATGGTGCATAATATCCCAAGATGTTATGTCTTGAAACTGTGCTTTGTCTATACCTAAATCACTAAATCTTTGCATATGATGTGCTGGTAATTTATCCCCGCCTTTCAGATGGCCCATTTCTAAGTGATGTGCTCCGGGTGTCATACCACCAGTAACAGGATTAATCATGTAGTTCAATTTAGCAGGTCTGATATACGGGAAACTTTTCTTTCCATTACCAAAGTCTAGTATGTTATGCGCTGTGCCATTTCTATCTACATTAGTATTGTTGAATCCAACTTCGTTGAGTAATTTTGCTAACTGTGCATGATATGGTACGGTATAAGATTCAAGGAACTTTCCATACTTATGTGCTGGTTTACTAGGGTTGTCTAAATTATGATGGCCGTTTGGTGTAGTGGTAATTAACTGTCCATCAGCACTGTAATTTCCTTTCTCAGTATGAGTCCCTCTTTGAAAGTCAGACATGACTATCTTTCTCCAAGCCATAGAGTCTGTATTAGGGAGATGATTATTTTTATCAGGTGATTCTTCATTATGCATATCTATGGATTTTTGAACTAAATCCTTAGCAGGTACATTAATACCTTGTTTTTTTAATTCTTCTCCAAGAGACCTGATAACGCCATCTATACCATGTAGATGATGGCCGCCTTTTTCATCTTGGAAGAACATTTCACCATGTGCACCTCGTTGTGATTTAGTAGGGTCTACCATTGATTTCCCAACACCGGGTATACCAGTTTCTTGCTCATGAGCAGCACCAGTATGCGCAAAGGCTGGTGCATCGGGTTGATTCGGGTCAGGGTTAAAAGATTCCTCAGGTGGATAACGATGTATGACAAACTGTCCATCATGATAACCATAATTCCCATCACCCTTTAGTATCATAATTGATTTTAATAACAAAGAGTTAGGTAGCATCATGGTGTTCTTCCACCTCTACTTGTGTACAAATCTAACGGGTTAATACCAAATCTGCGTGCATCTGTTTCATCTTCCGTTGCACCTTCGGGTTTTGTGCTTGTGACTGGTCCGTTTTCAGAATGGGCTGGTAAATTACTACCAGCGCCACTCGTGTCTCCAGTTCCCTTACCCTTTTTCTTTGACTCTTTATTTTTCAAAGCACGACGTGCATCATTAACTAATTGCCTTAATTCAGCAATGTCATAGTATGATAGTCCCTTTTTCTGTAATTGACTACCTTTTCCTTTTGGCCCCGTCATCACCCCCTGCACTGATGATGTTGGGACTCTACTAGGATTGAATGTTGGCACTTGATTAGCCATTCCCTGAACTGCTACACCATTGCTTGGTTGTGATATAGGCGGTGGGCTAGGTATTGATAATTGTGGCATTGATGGTGCATGTGGAGTTTGTGGTGGAATTAACGGTGGTGCTCTATGTGGTTTTAGTGCTGGCCTTCTAACCATTTGTCCTCGACCTTGTAACATTCCAGCACCTGTTGGACCCGCACTGTAAGAACGTGCACCGAATCTAGCAGGTTGAGATGATACCGTTCTCACACCGCCTAATCTTTTTCTACCTTCTTGTTGACCCATATATTGTCTATATTTTCTTGGGTCTTTTGATTGAGGTTGTTTTGTCTTTACACCTCGATGTGACATCTCAACTGCTAAGTGTGCTCTACCTAAACCAGTTTTTTTTGCACCCTTAATACCACGCATTCTTGCTTTGGCTCTACGACCAGTAGCCGATTGAGGATTCATACCACCGGGTGGCATCTTGAATTGACCAGTAGAAGGTCTCCATTTTTTAGAGCGCTCTTTCTTATCTTTCTTAGCACGAATAGCAACTTTTTTATCTTTATTATTTTTTGACTTTTTCTCTTTCTTTGGTGTTCCAATAAAACCCTGTCTTTCATCATGACCTTTAGCCTTTAGTAACTGAAATGATATTTCCATAGGTTCACCAGTGGCAAAAGCATGTCCACCTGCTGCACCCGGTCCTTTCGCTTGAGTTGCTAAACTAGTCAAAAATCCCATGTTACCCGGTGGGCCTGTTAATTTTGATGGTTCTACTTCACGATTTAATTTTTCATCTTCTTCTTGTTCATCATCGTCAGAGATACTATTTATTTCAGATGGTTTGACTTTGATATGTTTTATATCTGTCATCTCTTTCTTTCTGTCATCTCTTTCTTTTTTCTTTTTCGCGGTCATCTCGTCACGATGTGCGCCATCTTCATGACCAGTATATGTTGTCTCATCTTCATCGTTATTACGGAACATATACGATGATTCACTTCTAGGGTTATACATTCTAGTATCTTGAAGGCTCATGATACCGTCACTAGATTTAACAAAAATTTTACTCATATTTCATCTACCCCAGCAAATTTTTTTGTTAACTCTTGAACCATACCGCCTAAGTTATTATAGAAATTTTTCATAGTATGAGGTGTTTTGAAACAATTACCCATATCTTTACAATGCTCTATAAATTCATATGATGCTCCAATTAATGCACCTCTTAAAGGAAAGACTATCTCAGGGTCATCGGATTCATCTAGTTCCTTAACAATATCAATAACCTTCATTAAACTATTTTCTGTAACTAATCTTTCAGTATGTTGAGTTGCATAATGTCTAAACCTTTCACATACACATGTACAATAATCTAAAAATACTGGTAAGTGTATGTTAGGATTAGTTCTATCTACTCCTAACGAGTATACTTGATAACCCGGATGAGTAACCTGCATCAAATCAGTAATTGGTATCATTCCATACCCTCCACTGTTTCTTGTAATTGAGTTTTTATTCTCTTCCAAGTTTCAGGACTTTCTTTGGCTAGTTCTACATTGAGTATATTGATTGTTTGATTAACTTGAGAACCTTCACCCATAGTACCCCATTGGTCTTGGAACTTTGTTAAATCTTTTATTGACTCTCTTACTTCTTTGTGCAAAGAAACTGCATTTCTAACAAATCCTTCTTCATGGACATTACCCTCATCCATCAATTCTGTTAATTTTCCGTTGAGTCTTTCAACATTACTTCGTAATACGGTAATTTCATTTCCGACTGTAATTGCGACCTCAGTTGCTGCCGAGCGTTGAACCAACGGCTGAAAGTGGTGCTTCATGTGATGATACACAGTACTCTCCTGTATTTCTAATTCAGTAGCAATAACTTCTGATTCAGAACCATCGGCAAAGAATCTTTCTTCAAATCTTGACCTATTCTCATTAGAGCATATTACACAAGATGGATTCGCAGCCATATGATATTGACCCATATGATTTCGATAATGCCTATCAGCAGTATTAGACCTCCAACTCATATCTTTGTCCAATTGTTTACAGGACATTTCACCGTTCTTGACTGCCTCCTCAAGTACTTCTCTGTCATCACTTTGACAGAACGCACAGGAGCGTTTCATAACTGGCTCTCGCTCAACCATGTATAGCGGAGAACTAACCGCTTAATCAGTATTGCTTATACATAACGTGTTATTCTCTGATATATAGAGGTCAAGAGTATAAACGAAAGAAAGACGCCTACCATATACATCGACATCTCTGCTTGTGTAATATCACCGTTTTTGAATATTAAAATTCCCATAAAAATAAGTATAGCACTAATTAATTGAACCATTACCATGTCAACAATTACTTGTCTTTTAGGTGCTAACATATGCATTGACATATCTGCTAATTGTTTTGGCATTGGCATACTCATGCCTCCACCATACGGATTTTTACCACCAAGCATTATGCTCTACCTCCAGTTATGAAATTACGGAAGAAAGTACCACTACCTTGTGCTACATTATTTATCATACCGGGGTCAGCAAGCGCATTAGATAATTGACTTTGTAACATACTTTGTTGTGCATTTTGCATTGTCTGTTGTCTTTGACTATCTGCATTTGAAATTGTTTGGTTTACTGTATTAGTCATAGAGTTCATTTGTGACATTACATTTTCTGAACTCATAGTTTGTAGTTCAGTAGGTAAAGATGCTAAGTCTAATTTGAATACTCCATTTTCTTCATCAAAATTATAACTTGCACTTTTTAGTACAGTTAATAATGAAAAAGTATTAATTTGACTAATAACTTCTAACAACATAGGAAAGATAGGAGATTGGAGAAATCTTTCTACTGGAAATGATGTATTTAACATAGTCATTAATATTTCAGTTTCACTTGGTGGTAATATTGCTTGTTGATTATATGGGTCTTGACCAGTTGCACCTGCAAACATAGAGCCTAGAAAACCCGGTTGTTGTTGTGGTTGTTGATACCAACCTTGTTGTGGGGCTGTATAACCACCGTTGTACCCACCCATAGGTGTATTAGGTGCACCAGTTTGACTGAGATTCAATGCTGAATTTTGCGGTGGTTGTGTATTCCAGTTCATCGTCATTGCATACCCTCCATCATCGCTTCCGGTATCATCGGAGTTGGGCTGAGGACTTGAGCCTGTTGGTTTAATATATCCTGAAAGGCTTGATTAGGTTTACTCATGTCTAACAATTCTTTTTGAAACATCCTCATATCAAATGTAATAGTAGTTATATCATTTTCACCAGTAACAGGATTAACATAATGTTGCATACTAATACCATTACTACCTCTAACGTCTGCTGAAATTTCAGCAAAGAAAGGCTCATATTTTGTAATCATAGGATGTGATGGGCCTGTTTGTCCACCAGTAACAGTAGATATTGGTACTGTAACTATGCTCACACCTCTTTTTATTTTGTCGCGAAATCGACTAGGTTTCATTTCATCTTCAACATCTTGCTGTTCTTCCCATTTACAAAGTAGATGATACAGATGAAGGTGTTCAGGACAATAAGTCGCTCTCATTTTACGACCACTAGTTACTCCCTCTCTTGCAATAAACGCCTCAGGTTCTCCAGTGACAGGATTCTGCCAATACATATCCCATAATGTTCTACCGCTTTCTTCATCAGTTATTCTAGAATATAAATTATCATGTTGTATTAATTGTTTTACGTTACAACCATCTACACAACATACAGCAGTATCTTTATTATACATATATTTACTATGGCGAAATAATCTTCTAGGGTCTATAATTGACCTTTTAGTAGGAGCCAAAAGTTTGTATGCTTGACGAATATCTAGTTTTCTCGCTTTGTATGGATTAGCGTGACGGGAAGGATAAAAATTTACTTTAGGAACTTCTATGTTTTTTTCTACTGCCATTCTTTGCATTTGTTGTTGAGCAGATTGTTGCTCTAGTAGTGCAGCGTGGGTAAATTGTGGATTTCCCTGTTGTGATAATGCCATTAATGTAGCATCATTCATTTGGCCCAAATTTGGCTGTTGTTGATTATAGAAAGGATTCATACCCATTACCATACATATCACTCCTGTGGGCTTACTGAAATAGACATTTCCCCATCTTTAACTTCTAGTGACCATTCTATTTTAGAGCCAGCAGATAAGCCAAATTGTTCTACAATCCACATAGGAATTGTTGTTCTAAGGGAGTTGCTAGTACCACCAGTAGAGACTAATGCAGTTGCCGTCGCCCCCTTCGCCATACCTCTCGCACACACTACTACCTCTAAAAGGTCACTATTGAGGTCAGTAATCAATCATCTCTAATAATGTGTTTTCTACATTCCATCCTATGCGGGTAGCCATGAAAGAACGTCGTGTAGGTACACCTGCTTTTTGTAATCGAATTAAGTCTTCTCTAAAAGGGTCAAATATCTTATGTTCTCCTATTCTACCCTCTCTCCATAATTGTGCTGCTTTAGCATCAAAATATCTATCTGCCTTGTTTGCAACTAATAATATCATCTTAGGTACATATCTCTTACCCTTTCTCCAACTTTTCCAATTCCTATATCTATAATTTCGCTCTATTACATTATCCACTAAGAATCTAAAACCTCCCACTTGTTGTAGAGCGTCATCACCGCCTTTGAATGCTCTATCATCAAACATAAATACAACATATTCACATTGGCGATTCACCATATCATCAATCCAAAGATTCCAAAAACGTTCTTCCCCACCTATATCAGCAGAATGAACAACTCTTCTTTCACCTTCCCAACGTACTCTTTTACGTGTAGGTTTAGGTAATATATAACGTGTAATTATCTTAAAATGTTTAGTTCTTTCATGTTCAGGTATTTCTTCCATTTCACCCGGAGTAGTCATATATTTGTCTAAAGTTGTCTTACCAACCATAGATGCGCCATAAATTCCTACTCTTCGTGACTTCCAATTATTATACGCTTGTTTCCCGTATAAGGCTACTCCAACTAATACACTACCACTTGCAGCGACCACTAAGCATCAACTCAACTAAATTTATTTGTTATCCAAGAACCAAAGTCTGCTATTTTTTGATACAACCACTCTACTGTAAATTCCCAAAGATTCCAATCAGAGTTTGCTTCCAAAGCAGATACAGACATAACAGCAGCAAAAGATATGATTATTGTTCTAACCCACCCAATTCCCCATTCATATGTATTATCAACGGTGTTTGCAAAATGCATTGCTCGAAGAGTTTCTTCTACCGAATCATCACCGACATTGCGAAATATACGCAAAGGAGAAGGAATTAGTTGTCCCGGTAGCACCATCTTGTCCTACCACACTATACTCTATATCTTAAATCCGGTGTACCATCTTTCTTCATTCGTTGGTTTGTTGGTTGTCCATTTCTTGGCGGTATAGGTAATGTGCGTGATGGTAAATTAGATTGTCCCATTAAATCAACTGCTTGTTGTGTATTAGAAAGTCCAAGATTCATAGGTGCTTCGTTATTTGCAACATGGCTAGGTACTCCGAAAGGATTAGCGGTGTTATGATAGTCACCTTGAATACCAGTACTAACAGACCCACCGTTGTACATTTCTGTATTTTGGGCTAATCTACTAGGGTCTTCATGCATTAAACGTAATTCATTTTCTAATTGTAATTCCATTTGCCTTAATTCTAAATCTGCTCTACGTTGGTCAAAGCCCATTTGTTGCTGTCTATACATATTTTGCCTGTTTCTTTGCATTTCGGCAACTTCTACTTTTTCTTTCATAGATTGTTCAAAGAACATCTTAAACAAATAGTATGCTATTGTCTGAACTGCTAACGCACCCATTGCATAAGTCATTCCATCTATCGTTGAACTCGCACTAGAACCTGCTGGCATCCATAGTCCCGAACTATACACTCCTATTGCTAATCCAACTAAGGCTGATTGAGATAAAATCAACCCAGTCATTTTCATTTCATTTGTGTCTCCGACATCTCTACTCATACTGTGACCTCGCTCTAGCCCACGGTGGGGGTCATCTTAAGCCTTATCTGTCCTAAGTGTCTTATGTATTGTCTATATATAGAGATTAATATATCTATATGTATAGAAGGATACTTATAATCATCGGAATTATGCTCTATTGAGCAAAACCCACGCTTGGTCGAAGGGGTTCATGAGTAATTCTCCTGTATCCACATAGGTAGTTCGTCAAAACGATTATCCAACAACCAATCTTGCTCCCAATCCTCCAAGAAGTCCCAACCGCTGGTTATGTCATCGAAATCCATCGCATCCAACTCGTCATGCCGACCTGTGGAGATACTTCCAATCCTCTTCTCCGAGTCAGTGAGGTCCAACCTGTCTCCCTTCTTGTCCCTCAATCTCTGCAAAGCGCCCTCTATGTGCCTCTCCCTGTCTTGTTGCGAGTGATAATACCCGGTGGTATCATTTTTGGGTGATTTATCTGACATTTGTGAAATGAGTTGTCGCAAAGTATCGTCATCCATCAATTCACTTTCTAAGGGTGAGTCATCGTATTGCATATACGCATCCTGTAATTTAGGGTCTGCTATCAAACGACCAGCAGGTTGCCCCTTTTCGTTGAAACCGGGGTCTTGAACGACCCTAATAGTAGGGGAAGTGTCTCTCATCGGCACATCTCCGGTGGCTGAACCATATACTGCGTAATCCAAAGCACCCTCTAAAGAAGGAGTGTAATATCTTGGCGTATCTGTGACGTCACCACCAGCATAAAGCGTTCCTTCAAATGGTTTTGCGGCGTGACCTTCCTGCGTAAAAACATCATACGGCGATTTGAGCAGAGACCACGCTTGGTCAAAAGGGTTCATCAACAATTCCACCGTTTGAGCGACGCGCCCTTTGGCGTTAGTTTACCTTCTTTGCTAGTTGGACCTTTTACCCCAGTCATTCTAGCACAGAAAGATTTTCGTCTATTGGCTTTTTTGCTACCGGGTTTAAGTTTAGATGGTTTTGTAGTTACTGGTGGTTTAAGATTAGAACCTTGTTCTCGTTTTGCTGTGGCTCTACCCTTTGCATTTAATCCACCTTTACGACTATGTTTGTTTGGATTATAACCATGAAATGGTTTTTCCGCTTTAGCAGTAATATCTTTCCATTGTTTTTTATCAGGATAATCCTCATGTCCGGGCTTTGCGGTCTTCTCCCCTCGCTTCTTCTTCGCCCTCATGTTATCGAAGAAATTATCGCCCTTGAGGACAGCCCACGCTTGGTCGAAGGCCGTCATTCCTTACCCTCACTAAAATCACGGTAGAACTCATCTAAAGTCTGCACAGTAGGCACATCGGCATTCTCATCAAACTGCCTTCTTGAGTAATCCACTATGTGATTGCCAACCTTACTGACAGTATGGGGCGCATTGGTTTCTCTATGGAATGCATCCAATTCCTCTGCGTCATGCCCCAAAGCGCTGAGATGGGAATTAACCGCACACGCCATGTCACTGCATAACCCATACGACCATTCCGGTGACATCGCTGAATCGTAGTAAGGCACTCCGTCCTCATCCATGAAATCCCAACTGCTTGCGTCTTGTATAAACTTGTCATCCTTGAGTAAATCCCACGCTGCATCCATAGGTTCAATCATAACTTTTAAACGCCCTGTTCTTCTAAAAAGCCGTGGCCTTGTGCCCTCAACATTGCTCTTTCAGCAATTTCTTCGGCAGTACCTGTTCTATCAATAGAAGGATTACCACTAAGGAAAGTTTGTGGGTTAGGCCCATAATCGGGATTTCCGCCATGCGAATCGTAATCTCTACCTCCATCTCCATGTTGGCTCATTACGTCAGTTTCATTTTCTGAAAATGAATCAGGATGGTTGTGATTCGTTTTAGCCTTAAATTCATCCATTAGTTTTTCTCTAGCCCGTCGAGCGATACCACCTGTTTGCTCTAATCTCATGGTTTTCTTTGGGTCAGTTGCATATTGCATAACTCTAGGTCTGATAGGAATTGTGTTAGATTTTAATACAGACCATGCTGCATCCATAGGTTTAATCATTTTTTCACCTTGACCCTACGGAGTGTGCCTTTGCTTTTGAAATGTCGCGCTCTATTAGCGTGTGCGCTTTCTAAAGTCAGTTTTCCACCTTGCGTGTGACTGACATCTTTACCACCTTTACCGTATATGCCCCGCTTCCTACGCTCTGTGTTTAATTGCTCACGGTACTTTACACGTTTTGGGTCTTTTTGATATTGCTTGTCATACTCTAACTTGTGAGCAAATGCTGCTGGAGACTTGCGCTCCTTGAGTAACTGAAAGGCTTTTTCTATGGGTGGACCATTCCACTTCGAACGAGTGTCATAATTAGGGTGGTCTTCGGGAAGCAACGACATTGGAGGTCGCCTCTTTTCGCTAGATGGGCCACGCCGATTATCCTCACTGTATCGTTTTTTACGATACCTTTCGAGTTCGTTTATTGAATCCCAATAGTCTTCTTCATCATAATCTTTTATATTACCATATTCGTCTAATCTTTCTTGACCTTCAGGTGCATGACTTTCACCGAGTTTGGTCTCTTGTCCTTCATCGTCAAAAGTGCTGAAATAATCATATAACATATTTTCATCCATATCTTCATCCTCTGATGGATACTCCTTGAGCAACCGGAAGGCTATGTCCATTGGTTCGCTTTTAACAGAAATCTGCCTACCACTGCCTCTTTCATACCGTCTTTGTGTCGCCAACCTCTTCATCTGTTTCTTCGACATACCATGTGCATTTATTACTTTATCAACATCCATTGCGGTAGACTTGAATGGTTGAGGTGCTGTGCGGTGCATCTCTGAACGACGTAGCATAACTGTGTTTAACTCAGGTTTCAAGCCATTTTTTTTATGTGGTCTTACAATAGCGACGATAGAATCACCGTTGCTCTTACTGTAAGTTTCATCCGGTCTTCTGTCCTCATTCAAAAGATGTGTTCTAATTGCAAGTCTCTTTGGTACACCTATATTGTAATTCCCCATCTTATCTATATATGGTTGCATCGCTTGGGTTATCCGTTCTCTGACTTGTTTTTCTTCATCTTCGTCGACAGTCCTCTCCCTATCGGTGAGTCTCTCATGTGCATGTCTGTCAAAAAAATTATCAGATAACGGGTTTGTTGTGTTTATCTGAGGGTTTGTAGGGTTTATCTGAGGGTTTGTAGGGTTTGTTGTGTTTATCTGAGGGGGGGTAAAACTCTGAGAAAGTGCTCTTATATGCTCCTGTTCTCTACGTCGCAAGTCCTCATCTTCATTACCGAATAGTGTAAAGTTAGGAGATGAGCCATCAGGTGACGCTAATTCCTTGAGCAACTGGAAGGCTATGTCCATTGGTTTCATCTTCACCCACCTCAATCATCACAAAGGATTCCATCTATCTTCTTTAGGAATATCATTCAAATTACCAGTTGGACTCACCATAATGTTGTTTTTATTTTGATTATAAAAGTTTTTTCTGTCCATCTCTTTTCCGTTTACCATGACTGTGTTTGGAATTGGTGGGTAATCTGTGTTTGTGTTTGGATTAGGGGTTATGGGTAACTTACTCGCTTGTATATTTTTACGAGCATCTGCGTTTCTAGCCCGCATCATGTCTACTAAAGACATAAAACGACCTGAGCCGGGAGGATATTCTTGCATATCAATGGGGTCAGGATATTCTTGCATATCAATGGGGTCTGCTTTGAGAAAATTCCAAGCCTTGTCGAATACAGTCATTCTAAAGCCTCAGGGTGATATTCTCTGTCATAATCTTCTAGTTTAAGACCTGCTTGTTGCAAATGCTCATCAATAGAGATAGGTGCTTCACCTCGCTTTCTTCTAATATCGTTAATAAAATCAAACTGTTGTTTCGCAGCCGCGACTTTTTGAGGTGTAGGTGTTTCAGGTTCAGCCTCAAGTTTGGGCATAGGTTTCGGCTCAGGCATTGCAGAGGTTTTAGTTCTTTTGAAATTACTAGGCAAACCACCTCTTTCACCTTTTAGCATATCCCACGCTTTTCCAAAAACGTCTCTTGGTATACTAGGTCTTGGTTTGTTAGGGTCTGCAAATCGCGGGTCACCCGGTCTAGGTGCACTACGTCGCATTCGTATTTCAGGCACACCTTCTGCTTCTATTGCATCACGCTCTGCTTGATACATTCCTGCTTGACGTGCATCTCCATCACCAAACTCAGGTATTTCATTTCCTTCATTTTGTAACAAATGATGTATTCTTTTACGTTCTTGCATTTGACGTTCTTCTTCCATATCTGATTCTATTTCATCTTCATTTTTTAGAATGCCCCATGCTTTTTTCATCGGCATAGAGCCGTATTTCTTCATATCCGGTGTAGAGGCATCCGTTGGCTTAGTTTTCATTTTTGGGCCAACAGAAATGACTAAAGTTAATTTCGGCTTCTTTTTCTTGTCAGCCATCACTCACCAGCCCCATCTTTCCATTCATTGAACCATTGGGGGTGGTTGTCTTTGTAGTATTGAATTACTTTAGAATCTTCATCATGGTCTGATACTCGTTGACGAAGTTTGTTTGCTTTTTCGCGTTTTTTGCGCTTATCAGTAGTTTGGTTCATAGCCTCTTCCATGTAACTAGGGAGGTCGTGATGCATAGCAACACCTTCTTCACCATTACCTTGTTCTTCTACGTTCATACCTTCTTGGCCCATTTTCAGCAGTTTCCATGCTTCTGTGAATGCTGTCATAATTATCTACTCCTTGAAATTCTAACCAAACCTGTTTGTCTGCGCATTTTCGGCCTTACTGCACCCCGCGAGAGAGCACGTTGGTATTTGTGCTTTGTTCTTTTATTCTTGACTTTACGCGATAATCGCTGTACTTTTGCTTGAGCGAGCCGTTTTGGTCTATCTTGAATATAAGACTTTACTAAGACATTTGACATATCGGACCCCCTCTACTATACTCGGTACAGAAGCGATACTTCTTTGATGTTGTGCTTCCTCCGAGGCTTCGTGGTGGCTTCTAATACACATAATTTGGTTCTCATTCAGCCAAGTTTTCTCTTATCAAAGCGTTCATTTATAGCCTCGGAAGTCACCACACCTGTACTCAAGTTTGCTTTTCTTGCGCCTTTAGCAAGTGCAGCAATAGGTGCTATTGGTAGAACAGTTGCATCTCAGGGCATTAAAGGTGCTATTTCAGCAGGTGCAAAAGGGGCTGCAAAGTTAGCAACAAAAGAAGGAGCAAAAGGTTTAGCCGGACAAGCGGCTAAAAAATTAGCCACCGATAAAGGTAAAGAGGCTGCTATGGATATGGCTATGGAAACTATGAGGTCTCAACAACAACAAAATCAACAAAAGCAAATGCAACAACAACAAGAACAACAAAGATTGATGGAAGCAGGTAAAGCACAAGCGAGTACTAATGGTGGGCAATTATGATTGCTATGGCTATAAAAGGCTATTTAAGAATTAAAATAACTGAAATAATACAACAAATTTTAATTAGTGTCTGTTTAGTGGTAATCGTCGCTACTATACTTTTATCGTAGAATCTACATATTTTACTAGATTTCTTAAGTCTGACGAAGTAACACCACAATCAAGATTTTCTTTTTCTGCCCATTGCACTAAATGTTCAGTGGCTAAGTTACCACCTGAGCCGGGTACAAACGGACATCCACCCATTCCTCCAATGCTAGAATCAAATTGTGTTACACCCATATCAAAGCCAGCGGATAAATTATCCATCATTTTCCCTTTTCTTAAACCATGATGTAAGTGTAATGATATGTCTGCATCTATTTTCCTTTCTGTCAGTTTCATAACTTTACGTATTAACGAAGGGTTTGCAGTACCTATCGTATCACATAATACTATGTTATTTCCTAGTGTATTAGCCCATTCAAGTGTCTTAATCATGTCTTTCGTAGGGATATCACCTACCATAGGACATCCAAAAGCAGTTGAAATGTATACTCTTATGTTATCTTCATGTATACCATTTAGAGCATTGCAGTATTCTGTGAATATCTGTGATAGGTTTCTACCGAAGTTATTGACGTTGAAATACTCAGATGGAGAGAAAAATATGTTATATTTCTCAACTCCTACTTCGTATGCTCTATTGACTCCTATTCCGTTAGGAACTAACATTCCTAATTCGCAGTCTGAGCGTAAATGTGAAACTTGTTTGAATACAGATGCACTATCTGCCATATTAGGAACTTTGTCAGGATGAACCATTGAGCCAACCTCAATGTGTTTAATTCCGGCTTTAGCAATTTTTTCAATCAATTGCACCTTCTTAAAAGTCGGTGTTATCGTGTCTGATGACTGTAACCCATCTCTTGGGCCAACTTCATAAATTGAGAAATCCACGAATGTAGCAACATGTCATATGCTATTTATCTAGCGGTTACAAGTAAGAAAATTAAACGCTTTTTCCATTGGCGTACCGCCTTGCATGCCTTGTTCTACCATATCTGCCATACGACGACGAGAGTCATCTTCACGCTTTGCATATGCTCTTTCTAAGAGGATTTTTTGATAAGCCTCAGGGTCTTGAGTTTTCATCTGATTCATTCTCATTGCTTCTTGCGCTCTTTGCTGCTGCATCATTTCTTTCTGTTGAGTCATAACATCATCCATACCCATCTGTGTAGCAGGTGGTACAGGTTGTCCTACATCTCGTGCAGCGGGTGCACCAGCAGTAGTTGTTGGTCTTGCAGTTGGGCGATTGTAATTCCTACGCAAAGGAGTAGGAGGTCTTGCCTTGAGTACATCCCATGCCTCGTCGAATGCTACGCCCATGTATCTGAGGTAGGGTGTTAGCATATTTAGTTAGCGACTACCGAAGCAATTTTCACAAACATCACGTGTAATTTTACTCATTCCAAACTTGTCTGCAAAGGTTTGCCGCATGTTAGCACCATAATTTCCACATTTACTACACTGCGCTCTATCGTTTTGCAACGATTCCACACTGATAGGATTCGACATATCTACGTCATAATCCGCCGCGTTCTTGAGGACACTCATGGCAAGTTCAAACGGGCCATCACCACTCATCTGTATTCTATCTTTCGTTTCAGGCTTAGTTTTTGGCCTCTGATTTAGGTAATGCTTAGTATCACGAAATTTATTTGCAATCGTTGTTGGATGAAGTTTACTATTATCACCCTCACCAACTAACATTCTAGGTAAGCCATAACCACCATAAGCCGTACCAAAACGACTCTTAGGCTTCGTACCCTTGTAATTTTTAGCCCCATAAATGCCTTTTTTTCGGTCAGCCACTTGTTTTTCTCTCAGGTAAGCGTCATACGCATCTTTGTTAGCCTGTCCAAGATTATGCCCCGAAACAGGATTAGGCCCATAATCAGGCATTACCATCACATCATCGCCCGGCGTGTTGCCCATATATCCGACCCCACCACTAAAATTGTCCAAAATACCCTGAATCTGCGGGTTCTGCGTCCTAACCTGTGGCCGCCCACGCTCTAATCCGCTCTCTTCGTCGGTATATCCCATCACACCAACCAATGGTTGTGCTTTGCCTATGTCCGAAACCACGTAACTCGCAACGGGGGGCAGTATTTGGCGATACCGCCACCACCATGAAACCTTGACATGTGTCCAAAGTGGGCAGTATATGTTAATTATTTAGTAAAATATTTTTTTGTTCGAGCGCTGTGTGCTGTCATAGAGCGCAATATAAACACGCAATATCCTATTCCTCCGGCTAGTGGCGGCGCAACAGGGTCACTGCGGTGGGGGCTGTGGCCGCGCAATTCCAACGCAACAGCAGCACTCACGCTACGCCGTTGTCTGTGTATAACGAGCGTGACGCTGTGGCGTCACCCTCTCATGTATGTAGCAATCAGGCAACGTGTGGGGCTAACAGGCTCACCTGTACCACCACCACCGCTACCACACAGCAGCGTTATGCTACCACCAGTGTTACGCTTCCACTATCCCTTTCACCCGTCGTGGTATCCCCACCCATACGGTTGGAACATCTACAATGTCATCCTCTACAATAAGCGCAACCCTAACCGCGCAATGGTCTTGACGTGTAAAACATGGATGAATAGACTTGGACTATATAAACAAATTATGTATGTAAGAACGTCGAAAGGCAGGAGAATAAAAATATGTCAACCGCAAATACGAATGACGAAATAAGAATGAACGCCCCTACGGAGAGGATGAATGACATCCTGTCTACCCTCGTGGATATATCCACGGGGAAAACGGGAGATGTCCAAGCGGACATATCAGGGGCATACCCTGTGTATGTATGGAACGTAAAGGACTCAACGCGTGTAACACCGGCAAAAGCGAGGGCTGCTCTAAAGCGATACGTTGCTACTGCTAGGTCAAGCCATCGAGCAGGTACAGAAATCAGTGATGCACACAAAAGAAACCTAACACTGCAATACAGAGTCAGTGGTAATAACCCACGCACTACAATGCTATGGGCGTTCGTCCTGAACAGTGTTCAACAGACTGCAAAGCGTACCGCTAAATCAGAGGCTCGCAGTGCGGGGTTAGTGGCCGCGGCTGCAAATGGTGGTGTATGGTTCGCCGCTGGTGTGAATGACAAAGACGGAAACGCTAAGCAATACGGTTCTGAGGAAGAGGCTCGCACTGCATGGGTTAGAGCAGATGCTAACTATGGCGGTTCATGGTGGGAAGGAAGGAGCAAAGGCGAGAAAGCGAACATGAAAGCCGAGGCTGTTATCTCACGAGGCACACAACCTGCTAGGACTGGCCCATTACAGAATACCAAGACCGCAAAGAAAGCGGCTACACCTAGCGTATCAAAAGCGAAACTCGTAGCAACCTGCAAAGCGTTAGGACTACCGCACACTGGCACAGTTGCCGACCTGCGTGCTAGAATCAGCAACGCACTCTGAGTAAGTAACTCACGCGACAGACTCACGCAAGCCCTCTGCGGGTACACTCGCAGGGGGTCATCACCCCATGCCCCTCGCCTCACGGCGGGGGGTTTTTTTTATCGCGCGATTTCCATGATGCGCGGGGATGTCTTCACCTTCGCACGTGTTGCGGCTCTCTAATCGTTCGGCTTCGCACACGCTTTGTTCGCTACGGTTTGCCACCCATACGGGTGGTAAAACATAGCACACGCTGTAAAATAAATCATATTCCTCAGCGAGAGCGCTAGGCCACCAGTTCCACCCACCATAAGCAAACCACACATTGGTGGTGGCTGTGGCTCTCCCCCGTATGTCTCGTTCATCCCCTGTTGATGTCCTTATCTGCACATACATACACGTAGAGAGGACAGATGAATAATAGTTCTGTACAATGTTTCTTTAGTATTGTCTATACATAGAGATTAATATATATATATGTAGTAACCTAAACAGATACACATAGCCTCAACAATATACTGAGTACCTTATTTGTATAGCGTATAGAATAATCTTTAGACAAATTGCATACAACATAGAGAACCGTTGTACTGCAAGCCTGTTGCATAGCCCTGTAACTATACTAATGCTGGTGTTGGTGGTGGTAGTGTGCACCTGTAATGTAGGCATGAGTGATAGAAACCGATGAACTGAATCTTGGACTATATAAACAAATTATGTCTCAGTAACTAATGCTGACCAATAGTAATGAAGATAAAAGAAATGACAGAGTGTACCCATCCAATATACTAGAGATGTATACTACCTGCAATAACTGTGGTGATATAATATCACACGTAGACACACGACAAGACTTTGACCGTAGTTATGAGCCAGTGTGGGACTTCATGGGTGTGCCATGTTGTAGCAGTAGTGTCAACCCATGTCAGACAATCAGACTAGGTAACCCACGTTCATACGACCCTGACAGTGATTACCCACCATTCTTACAGTACGTGGGTAGAATCTTGAGTTTTTATGGGTATGATGTTGATGATAATATTCAGAGCATTGATGACTTACTAAAAGTATGGTGCGAAATACCTAACTCAATACAGTACGAGGACTTAGTAATGTATTACAATTGGATGGCTGACTACTACAATACACAAACAGGAGATGAAACAAATGATGAATGAAATAGGATATGAGATTGACGACGAAGGAAATGTATGGTACGGAGGTGAGTTAGTATGTTGGGCATGAATAACAATGGTGACACAGTGGTGAAGAAACAGTTCATCATCACACGTAAGGTGATTATGATGGAGTACCACACTGTTGATGCTGACAGTAAGGCTGAGGCACTAGGTATGGTAGAAGACTACCATGACGAATACGAGACACATTACCATGACCAAACGAAGCCTAAGTTTGACAGTATCTTACTGACATACCAATGTTCTAACATACACAATGGTTGGACTAACGTTGCATCAGATGTAGAAGTAGGCTCAAACAGATGGCACTACAATGGCATGTGTAAGGGTGTCTATCAAGATGAAGATGCAGAGATGTGTTATGAATGTGCAGGTGCATTAGCCAAAGGACACAGACCACTCAGACAAGATGAGTTACAATACTTGAGTGATTCATACGGCGTGGTGATTGAATGAGAGTAAGACCAAGAAATGATTTCAAGTTGCTAGGCACAGGAATACATGTGTCTAAGGATAAAATATACAACGCATTTCCCGCTACTAACCAACCAAATTGGGAGAGTAGAGGGCTTGTGTTCATCATAAATGCAGAGGGTGACACTACTGAGTTAGGTTTCTTACTTGACTCAACAGACTACGAGGTGATTGAATGAGTGATAAGAATATAGCAATGGGATGCCTTGGGTGTTATGCTGAGGGAACTCTAGTATTCAAGTGGGTTTCATATGAACAGTTAGTAGATGAAGATGATGTTATCCTCAAGGGTCATGGTCTTTGTAACCTAGCAGGTTGTACTCATGAGCATCATGATGAGTGGCACATTCAAGACTACGATGGTATTAACATGGGTGAAAACCCTGACGTACAACATTTGCATTCACTCTTTGAGTTCTTAGATGGTGATGAGGATAGAGTTGCTATACTTCTAGCCTGTAAGAATAACTACACGACAACAGAAGAGATGGTTGACAACGTAGAGCACGTCAAAGATAACCTACGCTTTGCCTGTGTGTATGAGTTTGAACTCAAAGATTACTTCATGAATGAGGCATACGATACCGGTGTAGTAACAGATGATAACCCTCTTACTATGTATGTTGATTGGGAACATTATGCTCGTGACCAAATGTATAATTACACACAGATAAAAACTGACCAAGGCATATACTTGTGGGGTTCGTGGTGCTAAATGATGATGGACTATATAAACAAATTAGTTATAGATAATGGAGAGTGATTAAGTGATGACAGATAATATAAAGATAACAACAGATGAAATACACAAGATTGTCAAACACTTCCATGGTTATGGTGCACCTAGTACCTACGATGACCAAGGGCCAAACAAGTATGATTGGGCATTCGTAGATAAGATGGCTAATGCTACTAGCCTATCATGGATTGATGCTGCTATGTGTGTGTCAAGACTAAGGAAGTACAGGAACACACAGATGCCGAGAGTATTCAGTGAGTGTGGGTTGAAGTGGATACCACATTGGGATGACTTGATTGAATACGTTAGCACCATGAGGCAATCAGAGATAGCAAATACTACAACAGACCGTACTCATGTACATGTGAAAGAGATAGAAGAAACATGGTATGGTAAGACAGACCACTCAAAGAGGTGGCCTAAGACTAGCATAAGAGTAGGTGTGTCATGGACAAGACGCAGTAAAGACTTGTGGAATGAATTGAAGGCAGCACTACCTTTCCCTGCTATGAAGTATGATGGTAGTACAATATCATTCAAGCAAGACAAAGATGTATTGAACAAAGCAATCAACGTACTGCGAGCCAATGGTTATACTACAACAGACTTAGAAACATACGCATCTAAACTATCAAGCACAGGTGGTGCACTAACACCACAAGGGTACACCGTTACAGTAGAGAAGGATGGTATTCTACTAAGCATACCACGTACAGATGTTACCACAAGAGAGAGAGTCAAGACAATCAATGGTCGTAAGTGGATGCACGAACAAAAGGTATGGCGTATAGCAATGAGTGAGGCTCATACACTAATCAAGAAGTTAGGTGACAACCATCAACTGAGTATAACAATGATGGCTAATGATACAATCATGTCACAAGTCAAGGGCAAGGCTGAGAGAATAGCAATCAGTAGTGCCTCTTCACTCAGTGATAATGAAGTGGTAGAAGACATGCGTGTGAGACTAGCAGAAATGTTTCCCGATGGTCATGAGTTATACCCCTTCCAGTATGCTGGTGTTAGATTTGCTGAGTTAGCAGATGGTCGTGCACTTATTGGTGATGACATGGGTGTTGGTAAGACCATCCAAGCAATTGCATACGCAGCACTACACCAAGAGTATTGGCCTGTGTTAGTAGTATGCCCAGCCAATGTGAAGTATAATTGGGTCAAGGAATTGACAACATGGTTACCTGATGTTGACGTTGATGTAGTTAAGAATGGTAAGGACGAGGTAAGAGATACTAACTTCACTGTAATTAACTATGACCTAATGAATAAGAAGAAAGATGAGTTACTTAACAAGGGGTACAACCTTGTCATCTTTGATGAGTCGCACTACCTTAAGACGAGCACTGCGAAACGTACAGTAGCGTCATTAGCATTGGGTAAGAATGCTTCATCAGTATTGTGTTTGAGTGGTACTGCTATGACTAACAGACCAATAGAATTATTCAATACACTAGAGTTAGTTAGACCTGCTGAGTATGAGGGACAATTCTTTCCATATGCTAAGAGGTACTGTGGTGCTGAACACAATGGTTGGGGTTGGGACTTCAAAGGTGCTACCAATCAAGGTGAGTTACATGAGAAACTTAGAGACATCATGATACGCAGACTAAAGAAAGAAGTAATGGATGAGTTACCTGATAAGATTCGTCAGTTCATACCTGTTGTACCTACACCAGTAGAGATGAGAGAGTATAAGAATGCACATCGCACATGGATGAGAGAGTATTCAAGTGGTGGTAAGAGAGAGGCGGGCTTCGTATTGAAGATGCTAACTGACCTTAGACATCACGCTGGTAGAATGAAGGTTGGTGCTACAATGAATTGGATGGCTGACTACTACGATGTTAATGACAAACCATTGCTTGTCTTCCATCATCACAGAGATGTAGGGGATGCATTAGTTTCAGGACTACACGGAGATAAGAGATTCAGTGGTAAAAGATTCGCTACCATAACAGGCGGCGTGTCAGCAGAGAAGAGACAGGCACATGTCGATGCCTTCCAAGCGGGTAAGTTAGACGGACTCATCTGTTCAACCATAGCGGCGAAGGAAGGACTTACTCTCACACGTGCTGATACGGTTGTCTTTGTAGAGAGAGAATGGGTATCAGGTTGGGAAGAGCAAGCCGAAGATAGAGTCAACAGAATAGGTCAGGATAGTGACACAGTATGGGCTACATACCTATCAGTATCAGGTACTATTGATGAGAGATTTGATAGGATTGTTGAGGAGAAAAGACAGGTAGTTAGTTCCATCTTAGATGGTGGAGAGATAGGTGAGGAACGTGCAGGTATAGCAACAGCACTACTTCAATCAATGGTAGATGCAGGTGAAATACCTGCTAGTATGCTTAGTGCACACATACCAAAGACACACACAGGAGAGGAAGAGGAATGATTGATACAAACAAATACGAAGGACACACAGAAGGGCCGTGGCATTTTTGTCTTGGCTACGACATTGAAAGTGATACATACACAGGAATCAACCCATTGAAAGGTGGTGGAGATAGGGTGAATGGACCAGTTATTTTGAGCAATTATCAATTTGCCAAAGGAACTTATGGACAGCGTGTTGACGCACAACTCATAGAAGATTCGCCACTTCTCCTAGCAGAAGTCAAGCGGTTGCGTAAAATAATCTACAAGTGTTGGAAGGATTCAGACCATTCGCTATACTATTTACAGGTTAAGTTACTCAACGACCAAGAGCATTGGTATCAAGAAATGATGTGTGAGGATGGTTCATGTGAAGATGATGATTGTGAGTGTGGTAAAGGACGACCGTGGGATTATACAACAACTGAAGACCCTTGGGATGCTGAGTTTGATAAGGAGGTAGAGTGAATGATTGACACAGACAAATATGGAGTTATGACTATGAAAGATGTAACTGCACCTATTGACGAAGAAACTGGTGAATCGCCACAGATACCTACAAGGTGGAAGACTAAGTTGTATTGGGATGCGTATAGCATAGTAGGCGGTGGCGAGGTGATTTGCAGTCTATCGGGAAACAAAGACTCACCAAACAGAAAGGAGTGGGCGGCACTCATAGCAGATGCACCAAAACTTCTAGCAGAAGTCAAGCGGTTGCGTGAAGAGAACAAGAAGCAACTCAATGTTCTTACAACATTAGACGAAATGATTCATCGTCATGATGACCATGTTGAATTGATGAAAGCATTTGAGCAAGGTTTGGGTGTACCGGAAACGTGGAAGGA